GTTGGCAACATATCCAGTTTATAACAAAGTTACTGGTGAGCAAAAAGAAGTTGTTCTCAGTGTTCACGATTGGGATCAGTGGAAAAAAGATAATCCAGATTGGGATAGAGATTGGTCAGATCCATCAACTTGTCCAGCATCAGGAGAAGTTGGTGAGATTTATGATCGACTTATGAAATCTCATCCAGGATGGAACGATGTTCTTCATAAAGCATCAAAAGCACCAGGATCAAAAGTAAAACCAATTTAATCATTCTATGGCAAGAAGAAGAAGAGCAGAAGATCAACCAATTGGCGTTGGAATGACTGCAAAACAAATGAAACGCAAAAAACCAATTGGTGCTGATTTGATGAGAGAGATTGAACCTCTCACAGATAATCAAAAACTTTTATACAAAGCATACGAAAAGAATCAACACATTGTTGCTTATGGATGTGCTGGAACAGGTAAAACTTTCATCACACTTTATAATGCTCTTCAAGATGTATTAGATGAAAGAAGTCCTTACGAAAAAATCTATATTGTAAGGTCTCTTGTTGCTACTCGTGAGATTGGTTTTCTTCCTGGAGACCACGAAGACAAGTCATCACTTTATCAAATTCCTTATAAGAATATGGTAAAGTATATGTTCCAAATGCCTGATGATGCATCGTTTGAGATGCTCTATGGAAACCTCAAAACTCAAGGAACGATTAGTTTCTGGAGCACCTCCTTTATTCGTGGAACTACACTTGATAATGCTATTATTATTGTAGACGAATTCCAAAACTTGAACTTTCACGAACTTGATAGTATAATTACACGAGTTGGTGAAAATAGTAAGATCATGTTCTGTGGCGATGCTACTCAAAGTGATCTTATTAAAACCAATGAAAAAAATGGTATCGTAGACTTTATGAAAGTCCTTCGCGTTATGCCCTCAATTGATATTATCGAATTTGAAGTTGATGACATTGTTCGCTCTGGATTCGTGAAGGAATATATTCTTGCTAAAATGGAAGTTGGTGTATGAGTTTTGTTCATTGTAATTACTTAGGTGATCTTGAGTTAGAAAAGAAAGAAACAAATGGCATCCGTTTGTATCATCTTCCTGATGGTCAATGGGTGCCTTCAATCACTTCTGTGACTTCTTTTTATAATCGCGATATTTTTATCAAGTGGAGAAAAAGAGTAGGATTAGAAGAAGCAAATCGTATCACTAAAAAGGCAACTGCAAGGGGAACTGATTTTCACCAAGTCTGTCAAGATTATCTTGAAAACAAAGAACTAAACTGGGATGATTATCAACCTATGACAAAGTTCATGTTTCATCATGCTAAACCTTATCTTGATAAGATAAATAATATTCACGCGATTGAGAGAACTCTCTATTCTGAATATCTTGGACTTGCTGGACGAGTCGATTGTATCGCAGAATATGAAGGAGAGTTAGCAGTTATCGATTTTAAAACTTCAGATAAAATCAAACCAGAAGAATGGATTGAAAATTACTTTGTTCAAGAAACTTTTTATGCTGCTGCTTACTATGAACTCACCAATATTCCTCCTGTTAAATTGATTACCTTAATGGTAACTCCTGGTGGTGAAGTTAAAGTATTTGACAAAAGGAACAAAGCAGACTATATTAGACTACTAGTTCGTTATATTAAAGAATTTGTACATCACAATATTAGGTCAGATGGAGAATGAATTAGAAAAGGTACTCGAAAGTAAGTTCTTCTGCCCATCACGATTTGCACAAGAAATTGAAAATCTTGTGCAAATTAATGTTGAAATGAATTACATTGATGCAATCATTTACTTCTGCGAGCAGAACAATATAGATTTAGAATCAGTTCCTAAACTCATCTCTAAACCTTTGAAAGAGAAGATTAAGTATGAAGCAATGGAACTTAATTTTCTTAAGAAGACCTCTAGAGCAAAATTGGTCTTTTGATTCATTTTTGTGTGAAAAATTTTCCGGCAAAAAAATCCACATGTTACTTTTTTGAATGATGCCTTTTGATTCCTATAAATGCTATCTGTCTTTGAAGAATCATTTCACAAAAGACAGTTATGATTACTTCAAGTATTGTGGTAAGTCAAGAGCAACCATACAGTCTTTCTATAAAAGAAAAGATCGTATGTGGTTTGAAAAAATTTCAAGACAAAAAACTGATCAAGAAGTTGTAGACTTTTTTGTAGCAAACTTTGTATCATGCAATGATCCAGAGTCTCTTTGGATTGGTGAAATGATCAAAGAAGGAGAAGCAAGATATCAAAACTGGCAGAAGAAAGTACAATCTCTTTCATATGTTTTCAAGGAAGAGAGTCAATCTCTGTTTGAGGAAAATAAATTTGAGGATGTTTTTAAGTGTTCAAAAGGACATCCTGTTGTTTTAAAAAAGTATTTAAGTGGCAAGATCTCATTGGAAACAATGGTTCTTCTGGATAAAATCTTTGCATATTCAAATAATTTTGATAAAAAACTTCAAGACCCGGTGTGGCAAACCGTCAGTCGTCGGATTAAAAAGTATAATCCATTTCTAAATATTGATGTATTTCGTTATAAACGAATTTTAAAAGAAGTAATTCTAGGAGAAAAATGAGTTTCTTTGATTCTGAAGTTGTTCGCGCAGAGATGACTGAAATTTCTGAACTGCAAGAAGAAATTTATGGAAGCATTTTTAAGTTTCCATCAATGAAAAAAGAAGATAAGATTAATCATGTCGATCTTCTTGAAAGACTTTTGAACAAACAACAGATTCTCTACACACGTTTGAGTCTTTCCGATGACCCCGAAGCAAAGGAAATGAAACAGCGTATTGCTGAATCTGCTTCTATGATGGGACTTCCTCCTAATGTAGACATGAATATCATCTTTGGTAATATGTCCAAGATGCTTGAAGTGATGAAGAAGCAGATTGACAAAACGGGTTCCGACCTGTAGAATAACGAAGTACACAAAGGCCAAATCTCAACAAAATACGAGGTACAAATGTCTAATTTTGCAAATCTGAAAAAGCAATCTTCGCTTGGTTCACTGACTGAGAAACTGGTGAAGCAAGTAGAAAAGATGAATACCACTTCTGGTGGTGCTGATGAGCGTCTCTGGAAACCCGAGATGGATAAAACTGGTGTAGGTTCTGCAGTTGTTCGCTTTCTACCTGCTCCTGATGGTGAAGATGTTCCTTGGGTAAAGATGTATACTCATGCTTTCCAAGGTCCTGGTGGTTGGTATATTGAAAACAGTCTGACTACGGTTGGTCAGAAAGATCCTGTGTCTGAATATAATCGTGGTCTGTGGAACAGTGGTAGTGACAAGGACAAGGATACTGTACGTAAGCAAAAGCGTAAACTGTCTTACTACTCTAACATCTACGTTGTAAAGGATCCTGCAAATCCTGCAAACGAAGGTAAAGTATTTCTCTTTAAGTATGGTAAGAAGATCTTTGATAAGATCCTGAATGCTATGCAACCTGAGTTTGATGATGAAGATCCGATCAATCCTTTTGACTTCTGGCAAGGTGCAAACTTCAAGATCAAGATTGTGAAGAAGGATGGTTATTGGAACTACGATAAGTCTGAGTTTGATCGTGTTGCTCCTCTTCTGGATGATGACGATGCACTTGAAGCACTCTGGAAGAAAGAGTATTCTCTTTCTGCAATCACTGCTCCAGATCAATTCAAGTCATATGAAGATCTTGAGAAGCGTATGAACTATGTTCTTGGTGTTGGTGGAACTAACACTTCTACTCAGTCTCGTGCTGTAGCAGAACAAGAAGAAGAGTATGATTCTTATATGCCTACTCAAAGTCGTGAGACTAAAGTAATGGAAGAACTTGAAGAGTCCTACAATCGTAGCAAGTCTCCTTCTCTTCCTAAGATTACTTCAGACGATGAGGATGAAGATGATGCTCTCAGTTACTTCCAAAAACTTGCTGAAGACTGATCATTCATAAAGTCTGATATTATCACCACGCTTAAGGTTCTCAGAAACATATTGCTGAGAACCTTTTTTGTATGGCATAAGGTCATCTAGATCATTGAAAATTACATTTAAATATCTTGGTTTAAGAACGTAAATATTTCTTTTGTTATTTTCAATCTCAGATTCATACTCATAATTAGTAACTACTTTTACAAATGAAGTTGCAGGAACTAAGACCGAACTACTAAGACCAGCATCCCAATATTCATAATATCGTGGATTAGTTGGACTGCTGTTTATTGAATTTTCTGCTACTGTATAAATGACTTGTTCCTGACCTGATGTTGATACTGTTGGAAGAATAACATTTGGTATTTCTGAAAGTTCATATGTGAAGTAGTTTTCTGATATTGATGTGATTATATGTTTACCGTTATACTCTTCTTCACTAACTCCTTCGATTAAAATTTGATCACCAACTTCTACAGGGATATCATCAGAGGTATAAACATTTACTGTTTTGCTTGGAGTAATGCCACTATCTGGAGTAGCAGAGATGGTTATAATTGTTGTGTTGATTGTTTCTATAAAGTTTCCATTAGTTTTCCAAGTCTGAGTAAGTCTTAAACCACTTTTGAGAACTGTAATTCCTAATGAGTTTTTAATTTCTTCAGTTTCATAGTAACGAATTCCATTGTATAAGTTATCATAAGATCCATATTTTTCAAGCATTACCTTATCAAAAGTTCTTTGAGTCATGGGCCATTCTGATTGGATATTCAGAATGTTATTTGAAAGAAGAACTACCCAATCTAAAGTAGAATCGTTATAAAATTTAGCAGCAACATTATCAGGTCTTTCATCACCTACAATTGAATACTTCTCAAAGAATTGTAAGTTGCCAAAAATATCTTCACGTATTTTTCCACGCTTGAATAAATTCTTAACTGAAATATATTCTGAGATATATTTTTCTCCAGGATTTCTGGAAACATATTCGAAGTTGGGAACTTGTCTGAAATATGGTTTAGTCATTTTAGTAACCTATTGGATGATCGACATAATCCTTATCATAAACTGGTTCAAGTTCTTGGAAGGATAGTGATATTGTATAAGAAACCATAGTACCATCTGGATATGTCATATAAGTTCCAAGCGGCGTATATTCAACTGAACATGACAATAAGGCACATTCTTTAATTAGATTTATACCTGGATGAGTCGTATCTGCTCCATTGAATTTATATTCAATTAAGAATGTGTTTGGTGCTCTTAAGAATATACCTACACCACCACTTTTCTTTACTGCCATATTTTTCTTAAAGAAGTTTATAATTTTCTTGATATTTTCTCCTTCTGCTTTTTCTCTTGCAGACATTTGAAATTTAAATTCAAAAGGTCTTAATTGTGGACCAGTAAATAACAACTCAAGGTTTGGGTTAAGAACGCTTCCAAATCTTGAAAGGAGATTTTCGACACCAACAGCAGCACCTGCAACTACAATTTTAATTTCTCTGCTGCTTGATACTAAAGCATCTACTGCTTTTTGTCCGGATTCTGTTGCAGCCGCTTCAACATCTTTTTGTGTTTTTGCATTCATCACCTTAGAAGAAAGATTAACCGCTGCTTTTTGAAGTTCATTAAGAGTTCCACCTTGCCACTCTACACTATTGAAATCAGATATTGCTGATTGTATTGGTAAGAAAACAGAACCTATAATTTTTTTACCTTGAGTGCTTGTTCTATTTTGAGGACTAAATGTTCCTGTTGCAAGGTTTCCAGGAGGTTGATATTCTACTGCTGTGAATTTAAGCCTATCTTGTTGCGTATCTGCCATCTTAAGTGGATATACTAAAAATCCACCTTCACTTGAAGTTGATCCAGGTTGGTTTGGATCAGTTGTTGGAGTGCTTCCTCCTTGTTGATCTGTAGATCCTGTAGTTGTTGATGCATTTCCACTTCCTCCACCTACTTGATCTAATGCTGCTTGTTGTGCGGGAGTAGCACCAGCGCCAAAAAATTGAGATTCAGTTGATCTTACTTGTTCTCTTCTTACTTGATTAAGTTGAGAATTTGGATCTGCTAATAATCTTTGTTCGTCTGCAGTTGCATTAGTCGTGTTTATTTCAGTAGCAACTTGATTTCCTACAGCACCATATCCAGCAATAGGAACACCATTATTTCCCTGCGCGTCAGTTCTAAGCAAAGTAGAGCTAAAAGTATTATCTCCATTATCTACTACTGTTGTTCTGTAAAAATTGTTTCCTACTTTATTGACGCCAGTTACAACCTCTTGTGCCATTAGACGCAATCTTTTTACTTATTTAGACGGAATTTTGCATAAGGTATAGACATCATTTCATCAAGTTCATTGTATTGTATGACATGAAGTTTACCTGCAACTTCTTCCCAAGTGTAGTTTCTATATTTTCTCCAGTGAAAATTCATTGCTTTGAATCCCCATCTCTGAAGTTCAGTACAAGCAATTAATGGATGTTGATCATATTCAATATTTGGAGTTTTAGGATTATAAATGAACGTATAAAACTTTCCTACTTCTGGATACAATACTTCTTCTTTTAATGTATCCATAATCACTAGCATCAAATCTTCTGGATCATTTATCTCTTCCTTATCAATTTTTTTCAAAAGTTCTCTCATTCTTGCAGTCGTTGAAGTTTTTTCTACGTACTGACCGAAACCTTCTGCCATTACTTAAACAACTCCTCTTCTGTAATGACTTTAAATTCTAACATTCTATCAGCACACCACTCCTGTGCTGCTTTCCACTTTGCTTGATTCACTGCATAAGTTCTACATTCATACAGGTAGGATTTAGTCACTCTTGATTTTTGTTTTGGTGGAACTGTTTGTTTCTTTGGTTTCACTTCAATCACATAGGTCTTTATTTTACCTGATGACTCTTGAACTTTGATTAAGTAATCTGGAAAGTAACGATGAATTCTACCATCTACAGGAGATACATATCCAATACAAAATTCTTCTGATGCCCAAGAAATAATGCTTGGATTATGGTCACAATAGTAACAGAACTTTCGTTCCCAACTACTTCTACAAATTATATTATTTGCATCGCCTTTGTATTTTTCTGGATAGGATGGTTTGTAGATACTCTTAATACTTTCTGCCATTTTCCAGCATACATAATATATTAGCAAAAGTATTTATAGGTGACTAACCATCACACAAAAATAAAATGGCAGAAACTGGGCAAACTCGCACTATAGATTCAAATGGTAATACAGTAGTCACTTCTAGTGAAGGTCTTTCTTATACTATCATTAATAATGGAACAGCGCCAGGAGTTCCTCAAATTCCATCTCAACCATCTGCTGTATCAACTCCTTCTGCACCAGCACCGCAAAAAGTAGCAAATTTTGAAATAAAACAAAAATTATTAAGACCTGCTTTAACGTCACACTTTCAATGTGTATTTAATCCACCAACCACCAACGAAGTAAGACAATATTACTTGGATGGTGGACAAGGAAACACAATTACTTTATTGTGTAGTGATGCTTCTCTCCCAGGATCATCCGTTCTTACAAATGAGATTAATGATGATTACACAGGCGTTACTGAAAGGTTAGGATATCGTAGACAGTATGACAATACTACTGATTTTACTTTCTATGTTGATCATGGAACGGGTAATGGTGGATATAATGTAATTCGTTTATTCGAAGCATGGATTAGATATGCGATGGGAGAAACAAGTGAAGCACCAGATTCAAACTATCATTATAGAGTGAGATATCCTGATGAACCTGGAGCAGGATATAGAACTGAAATGTTCATTCAAAAATTTGAAAGAGATTTTTTTGGAAATTATTTGGAATATGTTTTTGTAAGAGCATATCCAATTGCAATTACTTCAATGCCTGTTTCTTATAATGCTTCTGAATTACTAAAGTGTACAGTATCATTTACTTATAATCGTTATGTTTTAAGAAGTCGTGTAAATAAGTTAGAATCTGAACCCTCACAACCAACAGCGACTGGAATTCCTCCAATTTTTGATCCTAATAATCCTCCAAAATTCCAAGAAAATCCAATTTTTACAAATCCACAATTTGGATCCAGTAATCTTCAACCAGTTGCTACTTTAGGCACAAATCCTGGACAAATTAATCCAGGAAGTGCAGGACAAGTTCCTCTATCATAATAAATAATCACACTGAAACTTCTATAGGACATTATGCCTTTACCTAAGATTTCTACGCCAACTTATGAACTTGAGTTGCCTTCAACTGGACAAACAATTAAATATAGACCCTTTCTTGTAAAAGAAGAAAAATTACTAGTTCTCGCATTAGAATCTGAAGATACTAAACAGATTACTAATGCGATTAAAGTTGTAATTAAAAATTGTATTGAAACAAAAGGAATTAAAGTAGAAACACTCCCTACTTTTGATATTGAATATCTTTTTCTAAACATTCGTGGTAAATCGGTTGGAGAGGAAATAGAAGTTAATATTATTTGTCCTGATGACGAGGAAACAACCGTTCCTGTAAACATTAATGTTGATGATATTAAAGTTCAAAAAACTCCAGAACATAGCAATAAAATCAAACTTGATGATTCTATTATGATGGAAATGAAGTATCCATCGCTAGATCAATTTATTAAGAGTAATTTTGATATTTCATCCAACAATACAATAGATCAGTCATTTGAATTGATTGCATCTTGCATTGGTAAAATCTTTACTGAAGATGAGGTTTGGGTTACAGAAGATGTGACTAAAAAAGAACTGATAGAATTTTTAGATCAAATGAATACAACTCAATTTAAAGAAATTGAAAAGTTCTTTGAGACCATGCCCAAACTTTCGCATAAAATTAAGATTGTAAATCCAAAGACAAAAGTAGAAAATGAAGTTGTTCTAGAAGGGTTATCAAGTTTTTTCGCGTAAGTATGTCTCATATGAACGTGGAGAGTTATTTTAGGTTAAACTTTTCACTGATACAGTTCCATAAATATTCATTAACTGAGATTGAGAATATGATACCTTGGGAAAGAGACATTTATGTCGGTCTTCTCAAGAATCATTTAGAGGAAGAAGAACTCAAACAACAACAACAGCAACAGAATAGATAAAATGGCTCCAGTATCCGAAAAAGTAGATGAAAGGATTTTAAGGTTACTGGGCCTTGATTTTGTTGGAGATCTTGATTATGGAACTTATTTGACCTTGCTTAATGAGGCAATGTTGTCTGGTAGAAACAGATTACCACCAGAAGAACTTGCTTTATTATCCAATGAAAAGAAAAGAGTAAGAGGCAAACAAGGTAGATTTAAACCACAAAAGCAAAAGATAACAGCAGATAAATTTGCAACAACAAAGTTTTTAAAACCAGTTGTTCAACCAATATCGACTCCTTTTTTACCTGCACAGGTTCAAGCTCCACAAGTTCAGGGGGTAAATCTAACTCCACTTCAAGGACCTTTAGAATCTATTAAAAATACTTTAGACGCATTTTTAAAATTTAGAAAAGATTCTGATGAACAAGAAAGAAGAGGTTATGAGGCTCAAAGGAGAGCAAAAAGAGAAGCAGTATTAGAAAATGTTCAAAAAGGAATGTCGGCAGTTTCAAATGCCGTTAAAACTTTTATTTCACCTTTTCAAGATATTGTAGATCGTATTTTTAGATTTATCTTTTTTACTTTATTAGGCAGAACATTCACTCAATTAATGGGTTGGTTTAGTGATCCAAAGAATACACAAAAAGTTAAAGTTCTTCAAAGATTTTTAAAAGATTGGTGGCCTACACTTTTAGGTGCAGCAGTTTTATTCTTAACTCCTTTTGGTAGATTCGTAAGAGGAGTTTTAAGAATTGTAGGTGGATTAACTGGAAGATTGGTAGCACAAATACCAAAACTTGGTGGAGCAATTGGTGTATTAAGACTAGTTCTATCAAGAAATCCTTTACTTGCTACTTTAGCTATTGGTGCTGCCGCTGCAGGAGGAGTTGCAGCAACTGTTGGTTATTTTAACCGAGAGCAAAGTAAAGAATCCGAAGACCAAGAAGTATCAAATGCACAACAACAAGTTCAGCAGTTTTCTTCTGGTGGTTCTATTTTAAAATCATTATTTGGATTTAATGGTGCCAATCCATATGCACAACTATTTGGTTATGGTGGAATTACAAATGACACTGGACAAAGAATCTCTGGATTTGGACCAGATACTCAACTGATTGCTGCACAACCTGGTGAAATTGTTATTAATAAAAGAACTGTTGAAGCAGTTGGTGCAGATACATTTTTAAATTTGAATCGTTATTATGGAGGACCTGGAGCAAACCAACCAAAACTAGGAAGACTATTTAATACTGGTGGGCAGGTAGGTGCATATGGTCAAAACTTAAAGTATAAGAGTCCAATTGTAGGTTATCCTAATTATCAACAACCAAAAGATCCTTTTGGTTCTTTCTATGCTAAGATTTATAGATTGGCAAAAGCATATGGAGATCCTTTTCCTGAAGTTACTGCAGCGCAGGCAGCAGAGGAAAGTGGATATGGCACAAGTAACTTAGCGAAGAAGGCAAATAATTTATTCGGTCAAGATGCTCCTGCAGGATCAGCAGGATACAAATATTTTGATCCTGTTGAAAAAAGAGAACATAATGCTATGATGTTTAAGTCACTTGCAGAATCAGTGGCTTATAGAGTTAATAAGTGGAAAAAATATTATGGAGATGCTAAAACTCCTGAGCAAGCAATCATAAACATTTCAAAGGCAGGTTATAATCCACACGCACCTTATCCAGGAAAAATTATTTCTTTAATGCGTGAACAAGGCGTGGAACCATCTTTACCAAGTCCATTAAGATCTGCTGCCACTGCAAAGCCAAAGCCAACAGACAAAAAAGAAGGAGAACCGCAGAGACCTTGGTATGATCCTTTTGGGTGGTTCGGTGGAGCAGCAGCAGTTCAAAAGAAAGAAGGTGGTGGAGTATTTGACGTTACACCAAAAACGGGATTTGAAATTCCAAAATCAATGTTTCCTGGTGTTGATACTCAATTTGTTCCTCTTGCACTTCAACCTGGAGAGAAAGGTTTTATTATTCCTAAAGAGGCAGTGAAAGGAGGTGCAGTTCCTGAGATTGAAAAACTTGTTGCCAATCTTGCACCAGATTCAAATTCAGCAAAAGAACTTAAGTATCAATCAGATCCAAAACTTCCTGAAATAAAACCTCTATCAAAAGGAAAAGGTGGAATTAGTTACCTACCTGATATAAATCAATCAGCAGGAGGATCTTCTGCATCAGGTCAATCTGGAGGTTCTCAAGTTCCAATGTTCTCCGCTATTTCTACAAAGAGTGATAGAAGTATGCAGGCAGAACTTTATGGTATTAGGAGTACTTGATAATGGCAATTAATCCTCAAAAATTATTACCACAATCTAAAGGAGTAGCAAGTACACTTGCCAATTTTTCTGGAGTATCTTCTGGTTTATCGATTAGGAAAAAAACCACAGATGTTAATAGAATAACACAACTGTCTGTAAAATATAATGAACAAAACGTTGACGTTGTAAGAAGTTCTTTAGTTAATATTGATGCTCTTTTAAAAACTGTTTTAACTGAAGATAGAAATACTACAGAACTAAAAAGAAGGAGAAAAGAAAGAGAAGAGTTTGAAGAAAGAGAATCAAATCTAGAGGTTCCTAGAGAGCAGAAAAAATTTAGATTACCTGCAGTTTCTCTTCCTGGAATGAGTTTCCTTGATAGAATTAAAAGATTTTTACTATTCACTGGAATTGGTTGGTTATTTACAAATTTTCAAAATCAACTACCTAAACTTCTTGGTATCATAAAAATTATCACTCCAATTTATGGAGTTGTCGAGAATGTATTTAAGTTTATACTTTCTTCTGTTGTTAGTTTTATTGAACGTGGATATGAGGCTTATGATAAAGTCAGAGCACTTGTAAAAAATATTGGTGGAGAAGGAGCACAACAAAGTTTTGATGCATTATCAACAAAACTGAATGAATATATCAACTATATTTTGGTTGGTGGACTTGCACTTACTGGTGCTATTAATGCTTTTGCATCTAATGTAAGTAAATTAAAACCACAACCACAACCACAGAAACCAGTAACTGGTACTAGACCTACAGTTACCAGAGGTGCAGGTGGAGCACCTGTAAGAACAGGTGCAGCAAGAGTCACAACAAGTGGTGGAAAATTAGCACAAAGACAAATTGCAAAAAATATACTCAGAACAACTGTTAAACCTGCATTATCAAGATTACCTGTCGTTGGTGCATTAATTGAGTTTGGTCTTTCTTGGGCTCTTGGAGATCCTGTAGGTAAAGCAGCGTTTAGAGGTATTGGATCTTTAATTGTTGGTGCAGTTGGAACAGCAATTGGTGGTCCAATAGGTGCTGCAATTGGTGGACTATTAGGTGGTGAGATTGGTGGTAGATTATACGACACATTTTTTGGTGGTCAAAAACCTCCAGCATATCGAAATGGTGGAAGAGTAATCAAAGCTTACGCTAAAGGTGGAGGAATCTTAGGTGATTATGGATTAGGTAGAACTCTTGAAGTTGAAAGGTCAAGAAGACCAGCACCGCCTCCACAATCTACACAACCAGGTAGAGATGTTGGTGGCGCAAAAGAAATTAAAAAACTTTTTCCAAATCCAAATGAGAACATATTAACTTATGGAAAACCAAATCCATTTTATGCACTTGAAAATACTGCAAGTGATTT